CGTGACCTCGTCGAGATCACGGCAGAGATCATCACCGAAAAGTTCGATCCGGTGACGATCATCGAGATGTCGCAGACGCAGCTGCCGACGCAGGATCTGATCAGGAAGCAGATCGCCAACATCCAGCAGCAGATGCAAGCGCAGCAGCAACAGGCCGAGCAGCTGATGCAGTCGCCGCAGATCCAGCAGATGGCGAAGCAGAACCCGCAAGCCGGTCAACAGGCGATGCAGCAGTTCCAGCAGGTCCAGCAGGGCGCCAACCAAGCCATCCAGAAGCTGGCGGAGAAGCCGACGATCGAGCAGGTGCTCCAGTTCATGAAGAACCAGCGCACCAAGTCATTCGTGCTCGACATCGAGACCGACAGCACCATCCAAGCCGACGAGAATGCCGAGAAGCAGAGGCGCACCGAGTTCGTCGGCGTGCTCAGTACGCTGCTGCCGCAGCTGTCGATGATGATCACGGCGGAGCCGCAGACGGCATCGTTCTGCGGCGAGCTGCTCAAGTTCGCCACCGCGCCATTCCGTGCCGGGCGCACGCTCGACGGCGCCATCGACGACCTCGTGCAGCAGATGGAGCAGAAGGGCAACCAAGACCAGAGCAACAACAATCCGGCGCAGATCAACGCCAAGACGGCGTTGCAGATCGAGAACATGAAGCAGGAGACCGAGCGCCAGAAGATCAGTCAGGAAGGTCAGATCGCGCAGCAGCAGATGGCGCAGAAAGACCGGCACAAACAGGCCGACATCAACGCCCAGTTCGCGCTCAAGCAGGTCGATCAGGGCATGTCATCGCAGGACGCACAGGCAAAGCTGGCGGTGCAGAACCAGAAGCTGCTGGAGAGCCGCGAGGCGCACCAGATGGAGATGGCTGGCAAGCAGCAGGACATGGCGCTCAACCAGCAGAAGGCAGACGCCAGCATACAGGCGCATAATGCCAAGCTGACGGATATGTCGATGCGGCAGGAGGATCGACGCAGCCAGCAGCAGTTCCAGATGACGCGACAGGCAACAGCAGTGCCGGGAGGCCGCCGTGGCTGACGACCCCGAGGTCATGGGCGAGCTGGCGCGGCAGGACGATTACGGCATGACGCCTGAGCAATGGGCGGCGCTGTCTGGTCCCGGCGTGCCGTGGCAGTCGGATGCCTTGGTGGCTGGCGCTGCCAAGATGGCAGCCGCTCCCGGTCAGGCGCTGCAATCAACGACACCGATCACCACTGAGGAGATGATCAAGCCAGCCGCTGATATTGCCATGGCGGCTGTTGGCGGCGCTTCACCGTTTGCACCGGAAGGGGCGATCGGAGCTGCTGGCGGCAGGATCAGGACACCGAGTGATCCGCTTGTGGGATTTGCGCCGGACAAGAGCGCGATCGGTGATCTGTTCGACTACTCTCGCATTCACGAGACGCCAGATGTGCGGCAATACGACCTGCCGCGCTACGAGCCTCCTCGCGGCGTGAGCGAGCGTGTCGATGCACTGGTTGGAAATAAAAAAGTGCAGCAGCAAATGCTCGACTACATCGACAAGGGTCGCGACATGAATGCCGAGACCTTCTACTACAACGAGCCACTGCGTGATGCTTTCGTGTCTGAGCTGGGCAAGAAGAAAGGCCCAGATGCGTTTGCGCGGTACATGGACTACGTCGCAGCCACCTCACCACGATCGGATGTTGAGACCAACGCCCGCAACGCCAGCTACTACTACATGCTGGAAAAGCAGGGGTTGCCGGTGCCAGAGCAAGGCGGCGTCAACCCGCAGCCTTACGGTCACATGGCGCAGAACCTGCATCGAGAGAACGCCGAGAAGATCCGTTCCGGCGAATACTTTGATCCGATCGCCAACCCCAAGCCGTTGTCGTTCAGTCAGAACCTGCAAGGCAATTTCGCGCCGGTGACGGTGGACGCGCATGCATTCAAGCTGCCAGCGATGCTGTCGCGCGATCCTGATTTCCTTGCCGGTTCGCTCAAGCTGGAGAAGGGCGAGCCGACGATCAATCCGACACAGATGTACGAGGGCGGCGACCTCACGATGCGCGAGGCTGCCAAACGTCCTGTGTATTGGGCCGCGCGGCCAAACAAAAATGAATACGGCGCGATGGAGCAGTACTACAAAGGCCTTGCCGGTGAGGCTGGCATGACGCCAGCTCAGACACAGGCGGCTGCGTGGGCTGGTGGCGGCAAGGTCACAGGTCTTGGCAGCGTTGCCGGTGACCCGTTTATGCGAGCCGTGGAAAACCGGGCTATCAAGACGGCGGCTGAACGTGGCATTACGCCAGCCGAGGCGCTGTCGCAGATGATGCGCGGCAAGGCACCGCTGCTTGGTGTCGGTGGTGCTGCCGCCATGGGCGGTCTCGCCGCGCATGACAACTACGATCAACAGTAACCAGAGGAGATCGCGACATGGCTAAAGAGGCAACGACACGAAGGCACGAACACGAACCAGAGGTTGAGGAGCGAGACGTAGTCGTCAATCCGCTGGCGCAGAGCGCAACGACGGTAACGCCGGACGGCCCGACGCCGCCGACGAACATTCCCGGCCAGATCGGCATGCGACCGCCGACGACAGCTGGCCTCACGCCGATCGACGACGGCGCGGCTGGCGCACTCACGGCATTCGCTACACCCAGCGCGGGCGGCGCACCTTACGAAGGCGCTGGCACTGAGGTGGTGGTGACGGCAGCCAGCGTTAACCCCGGACCCGGCGGTCAGCTGCAAACCGTTTCGGATCTGGGTAACTACACCACCACGCCAAATGCCTCGCACGCATCGTCACTGACGGGCGGAGCGGCGCCAACGATCAGCGCACTGGCACCGGCATCACCGGCAAGCGGCGTCGGCACGCTGGCGCTCACGGTCACCGGCGCAAACTTTACCCGCAACTCGCAGGTCTACGTCGGAGGCACACCGCAAGCCACCACCTATGTCTCCGCCACATCGCTCACGGTCGCCGCCGCGCCCAAGAAGGCAACGGCTGGCGCCGTCCCCGTTCAGGTCGTCAACAGCGGCGTAGGCTCTGCCGCCAGCAACTGGACATTCACATGAGCATCAAGAGCATCAACGAACCGGACGGGCCGGGCCGCACCACCATGGTGCTGCCCGCCAGCATCAACGAGCCGCCCAAGCTGCCGGACATGGGCGGCGAGATCCCGACGCCAGCGATCACATCGATCGACCCGTCGAGCTGCACGATCGGTGATGCCAGCTTCAGGATCTATCTCAGCGGAGAGTTCTTCTTCGCTGGCAGCGTCATCAACTTTGCCGGTAACGACGAGCTGACGACGCTGGAGGACGACGGCAGACTGTCCACCGGCATCAACATGCCGCTCTGGCTTGGACCGGACACTGTGCCGGTCACGGTCAAGAACGGCGACAAGGTCTCCAACGAGGTCGAGTTCACGTTCATGGAGGCTGGCGCTGCCAGCGGAACCAGACGTAGAACCAGACGGTAGACGGAGGCGGCGCATATCCCTGCGCCGCTCAACAGGAGTGACGACCATGAGAGCCGAGAACGGGCAGCCGCCGGAAGGCGCCATGCCGAGTATCAACGAGCCGGAAGGCTCGCAAGTGTTACCGCCGCCCAAAAAGAAAAAACCAAAGAAGAAAACCAAGAAGGCCAAGGCAAAACCCAACGGCAAGCGCAAGATCAAGGCGAAGCAGAAGCGGCGCCGCAGGTAGGAGGTCATCGATGGGCATGTCAGTCGTAACCGTGGCAGCGGGTGGCATGCCCGTCGTTGATGTCTCCGCGACAACAAAAATAGGAATGCCGGTGTCGGAGGCTGCGACAAAGTTTGGCGTGGCTGTCACCAAGGTGGCGCTCTACGGAATGCCGGTGGTGTATGTATCGCCGCCGCTGGTCAGGGAAGCCGATGCCAGAGCTGATCGAAATTGAGCCGGGCCGCTGGCGCATCAAAAAAGAAGCGATCGCCCCGGCGCGATCGCCGCTCCCGTGTCCGCACATCATCAGCGACATCATGGACGCCACCGAGCAGGTCGATGGCAGGTTTTATACGTCGAAGTCTCAGTTTCGTTCAGTCGGCAGGGCGCTGGGTCTCATCGAGGTTGGCACCGAAAAATTCAAACCCAAGCAGCGGACGACCACTGATCGATCCTTGAAGAAGAAACGGCGAGAGGCCATCCAGAAGGCCGTCGCACGCTACCGCAATGGTGAACGTGTTTAACCAGCCGCTCAGACCGGCAAGGAGTACCTATGTCAGACGTCAACATCACCCCGCCAGCACCGGCATCCGCACCGTCATCTCCCGCACCAGCTCCAGCCAACGAGGTGGTGATCAACCAGAACCCGACGAACACGCCGACGCCTGTCGGCGCCCAGACGCCAGAGAAGCCGGTCGAGGATGTGGAGCGAGGCCACGGGCGCCCGGAGAACCGGCGCGAGGCCATCAAGCGTGCGTTCGAGAAGGCCAACCACCCGGAGGCCAAGAAGGAGGGCGCCAAGAAGGCGGAGGCCAAGCGCGGCATGGGCGACAACAACCCGCCCGAGAAAATGCAGAAGGAGCTGGACCTCCGTAAACCTCCGCAGCAGGAGCGGTACCGCGAGGCTGGCAGGTTCGCCAAGGCACCGGACAGGGACGCGGAAGGTTCGCCGCAGGTTAGCGGCAGGTTAGCGGAAGGTTCGCCGCAGGTTAGCGGCAAGTTAGCGGCAGGTTCGCCGCTGCCGGAAGGCACCCCGTACCGCGACCCGTTGCCGCGCTTCAACGAGAAAGCCAAGGCGGAGTGGGCTACCGCGCCAGAGAGCGTGCGCGGCGAGGTCCACCGCATGGCGCAGGAGTTTGAGGGCGCGTACCGCAAGTACCGCTCCGACAACGAGACCATGAATACGATACGGCCCTTCCACGAGCTGGCGGCCCAGCACGGCACCACGTTGCAGAAGGCGCTCACCAACTACGTCGGCATGGAGCAGAAGCTGCGGCAAGACGTCGTCGGCGGTCTCGATGTGATCGTCAGCAACCTGAACATGCGGACGTCTGACGGTAAGAAGATCACCTTAAGGGATGTTGCGTATCACATCCTCAATCAGTCGCCGGACCAGCACAAGCTGATGCAGAACCAGAACGCGCAACAGGCACAGTCGCAACAGATCGGGCAGCTCCACCAAGCCGTCAGTACACTTGCACAAACCGTGCAAGGGATGCACCATGAGAAGGTCTTTGGTCAGACGCGCTCTGCGGTCGATGTGTTCGCAGACGCGCATCCCGGCTTTGACGAGGTAGGAGACCTGATCGAGCAAGAGTTGAAACTTGGTTTCGATCTCGAGACCGCGTATCAGCGAGCGATCAGACTAAGACCTCCACGCGCGGCTCAGACCCGCTCTACCACACCGGCTCAGACCCGATCCAACAAGTCGATTTCCGGCGCACCCGATAGCGGTCCCTCAGACGGAACGCGGCGCAGGAACGACAAACCGATTGGCCGACGCGAAGCCATTTCAAACGCAATCAAGCGTGTGAACGGCAGCGTCTAACAGAACCGGATGTCCGATGCCCAATATCAACCCGAATGCTGCTTATCAGCAGATCCTGTCGATGGCCCTCGAAGATCGTTCGAGCGGCTATCAGGATCTGGTGTCAAACAATAACGCCCTGCTCGCGGTGATGCGGCGCAAAGGCCTGTGGCAGACCTACTCTGGTCCGCGCATTCGCCAGACGCTCCAGATCAGCAAGCAGGTCGCCCAGTGGTACAGCGGCTACGATCAGCTGCTCAATCCTGCGCTCGATCTGTTCAACGACGCATACTTTGATCCCAAGATGGTCGTTGTGCCGGTCATCCTCTCGATGCAGGAAATCCTCAACAACGAGGGCGATGCCCAGCTCATGGATGTCTACGACAGCTACATCGATGCGGCTGAACGCGCACTCGAGGACACGATGGATGCAGCGATCTACAGTGACGGCACCGCCAACGGCGGCAAGCAGGTCACCGGCCTCGCCACTGCCGTGCCGGTCGTCACCAATACCGGCGTCTACGGCGGCATCGATCGTGCTTCTGCCGTGATCTGGCAGACCAAGACCTACGATGCTCAGTCGATGTCGGCGGCGATCGGAACGCAAGCGAGCGCGACGACGATCCGTCCGTACCTCAACGTGATCATGACCAAGCAGTCACGCGGCAAGGATCACGCCGATCTGCTGGTGATGTCACCGGAGCACTACGCCGCATACGATGCGGCGACTGTCGCCATCCAGCGACAGACAAACTCGACCTCGCTGGGTCAGCTTGGCTTCAGCGCGATCGAATACATCGGCGGCGGCAAGCGAGCGGAGATCGTCCTCGACGGCGGCATCGGCTCCAACATGCCAGCAAACACCACGTTTGGCCTGAACACCGACAGCTTCCGCATGCGGTATCACGCCAACCGGAATTTCGACAACCTGTTCGACGGAGAAGGCCAGATGCCGATCGACAAGGACGCGATCGCGCAGTTCATCGGCTGGATGGGTGAACTCACCCAAGTCAATCCGATGTTCAACTGGCGCTTCTACGACAGTAACCCGGCGGCGTAATTTCCACTGGGCTATAGCTGCCGTCCCGTGTCCCTTTCCCCGTGTCCCCACGGGGCGGCAGCTGCTCGCTACCACATTCCCTCAGACGGAGAACCAAGATGCCTACGAGAGATCCAGATGCAGCAACAGTGGCGCTGTTCAAACACCACGCCATCAAGAACGAGGCCAAGACCGTTAAGGAAGGCAGACCCATCTACGACGACATGGAAATCTGCGAGATCCGCTTCGCCGGGTCGCGCAACGTATCCGTTTTTCCCGCGATGGCATTCTCGCACTGGGTCACAGATCCGCAGACAGGCGAGCAGATTGCTGTCACTTATGCGGAGCGTTTTGGCCGCCAGTATCGTCAGTTCAAGGAGCAGACTGCCCAGACCAAGGCGGGGACGCCGCTCACTTACGCGCCGTTTCTCACGGAGGCTCGACGAGCTGAACTACGCGCCCTCAACATCTACACTGTGGAGGCTCTTGCACACGTTGACGGGCAGGAGCTGAAGAACCTTGGCCTCGCCGGTCGCGAGCTGAAGAACCGCGCCGAGGAGTACATGAAGGACGCCAAGGCAACGGCGCCGTCAGCGCAGCTGGTCGCGGAGAACGAGGCGCTCAAGGCCCGCAACATGGCGCTCGAGGAAGATGCCAAGGCACTGAGCGGCGCACTGGAGAGCCGGGCAGAGCCAACCCAGTTCGACACTATGAGCCTCGAGCAGCTGCGCGAGTTTATTACGACCAACAGCGGTCACGCGCCGCACGGCTCGCTCAATCGCAAGACGCTGATGCGGATGGCAACAGAGGCCCAGCAGAAAGTTGACTGATGTCCCTTTTGTCGGTGGTGAAAGATGTATGCGAGGTCGTCGGCGTCACCATTCCGACGTCCGTGTTCTCCAACATCACCGGCAACCGTACCATGCAGGAGATGCTGACGCTCGCCAACGAGATGGCGCAGCGCATCGCCTACGACACGCGCGAGTGGAATGTACTGAAATCAACGACAATTTTTGCTGGTGACGGCACCACCGAGGCGTTCGACATGCCGCCGGACTACCAGCGCATGCTGCTCAGTACGAACGTCTGGCGATCGACGACGCCGTCCGTGCAGATGCGGTTTATCCCGGATCTCGACCAGTGGGTGAACCGCCGCGCTCGCGGTTACTACGACAATCGCGGCGAGTGGATCATCTACGGCGGCCAGATGCACATCGTGCCGGTGATGGGCGTAGGCACCAGCGCATACTTTCCGTACCTGAAGAAAAACTGCATCAAACTTTTCTCTGGCGGTCTTGGCACCGAGTTCACCACCGACAACGACAGCTTCATTCTTGGCGATCGCATTCACAAGCTGGCCATGATCTGGCAGTGGAAGGCGCAGAAGGGTTCGCCCTACGCCGAGGACATGGGCACCTACGGTGACGCGCTGGTGATGATGATGGGCGCCGACAGTCCGGCGCCAATCATTGCCGGACGCTCGCCTGTATCAACTAACGCCACCGTTGCGTATCCGTGGCCGGTGCCGACACCATGAGCCAGCATCAGGCATTCAGACGCACAGCGGTCCCGCAGCAGGTCGCGCAGAACCTGCAAACGATCACGATCGCGGCGCCGACGCGCGGCATTATCCTGAGCGAGAATTTCACCTACATGCAGCCCGGTGGGGCTATGGTTCTCGACAACTGGCTGCCGACAATGCGTAGCGTAAAGCTGCGCGGAGGCTGCGTGCGCTGGTGCGAGCTGCCGGAAACTGTTCCGGTTATTTCAGGTTTCGAGTTCAACATTCATGCCTCGCAGCGCATGTACGCGGCAACGCAGAGCACGCTTTACGACGTAACGGTTTCAGGTTTTCCGACTGTCGTCATGGCCGGTCAGGGTTCAGGAAACTACGCAGCCTCGCAGCTTTCAAATCAAGGCGGCGACTACATGATCGCTGTCAATGATGCTGGCGATTACCCGCTCAGGTTTGATGGAACAACTTGGACAAAACTCAACAGCGGAGAAATCAACGCCATTGCCGGTTCTGCCGTAGAGGCAGGGCTGGACCTTGTGTACGTCTGGAAATATCGCAACCGCTGGTTCTTCATCGAGAAGAACAGCATGAATGCGTGGTACCTGCCGCTCAACGCCATCCAAGGCACGCTGCTGATGATCCCGCTGTCGGGGGCGGCCACCAAAGGCGGCACGCTGATGTTCGGCGCCACATGGTCGATCGACGCCGGTGACGGCACCGACGACAAGTGCGTGTTCATGACTGATCAGGGCGAGGCAATCATCTTCACCGGCAGTGACCCGTCCACCGCAGACAACTGGCGGCAGGAAGGACGCTACACGGTCAGCGTCCCCATGGGCATGAATGCGCACATCCCGATCGGCGGAGACCTGCTGATTGCTTGCGTGGACGGAATTATTCCGCTCTCGCAAGCCATCACCAAGACTGCTGACCAGCTCGAGTTGGCTGCCGTCACGCGCCCAATCAAGCCGATGTGGCGGGATATGGTAGCGCAGCGTCGTCTATATCCGTGGACGATGAAAAAGTGGGACGAGTTCGGCGGAGTGTTCGTCACATGGCCGGGAGGGCCGATCGGCGTCCAGTACGTCGGCTGCGCCAACAGCGCCACCGGCGCGTGGGGCCGCATCGTCGGCTGGGACGCCATGTGCTGGATGTATCTTGGCGGGCGCATGTTCTTCGGTACGCAGGATGGTCTCATCATGGAGGCCGATCGCGGCGGTTACGACGACGGAAAACCGTATACGGCGGTCATGGTTGGCGGTTGGGAAATGTTTCAGCAGACATCGACCACCGTCGTCTGGCATCAGGCGCGGGCTTCGTTTTTGTCGGAGAGCGGGCAGCCGTTCGTTCCGCAGCTTGCCGCATGCACCGACTACGTTATTCGTATTCCTACTCCACCGTCCGCAGGACCAGATCCCGGCATTCCAGACGTCTGGGATCAGGGAAGGTGGGATGAGGCGAAGTGGGATCAGTCGCATAGCATGGTTTCACAGGTGGTGAGAAATACCGGCTGGGTGTCGGTCGGGGAAACTGGATTTTCTCACGCGCCGATCTGTCAGGTAACAGTGGCGCAGGAAGCTACGCCGCTCGTGGAGCTGATTTCAATAGGCGCTACGTTCGAGAGACTTGGCGTGAACGTCTAGGGAGCGAGTGATGGCAGACGCACCTCCAGTGCCGGTACCGGCAGACCCGGCGGCGGATTTGACTGCTGCGGTTGCTACCGCTCCCGCCGCGCAGCCGATGGGCAATCTGTTTCAGACTTATCAGGCCGGTTCTCCAACCGACGCCTTCGTCCCCGCCTACATCAAAGGCTACAAGCCTTCGATGGATGCCGTGTCGGCGTGGGAGGCAGAAAACCGTGGCCTCACCCGCGCCGACGTCGACGCCACGCGCATCGCGCAGCCGTGGACAGACCCAAGCAAGACGCTGGGCGGCGACGGCGTCTACGGCGGCCCGATACAGGCCAACCAAGTCTACGGCGACAGTCGCGGCATGGTTGACCCGGAGGCGCTCAAGGTCTGGGCGCAGGGCGGTCACTACGACATGAACGCGCGGCGCAACGCTATTGCCGCGCGAGTGGCGGCAAATGCCGCAGCGGCTAGTGCGGCGCAACCGGCGCCGCCAGCAGATCCAACCGGCGGAATGAGGTTCATTTTCGACTAATGCTCTCGTACCTGTACGGACACGACGCGCTGGTGGCGAAATTTGTTTCGCAGCTGGTGCCGCATTGCCATCGCGGCTTCCCGTCCGAGGCTCGCGGCATCGGCGTGCTCAACGAGAGCGGCGTTCTGATCGGCGGCCTCGTCTACCACAACTACGACGACGACAGCGGCCTGATCGAGCTGACCGGCGCCGCCATAGATCCGCACTGGCTGATGCGCGGCACGATCGAGCGCATGTACCGCTATCCATTCATCACATGCGGCTGCCAGATGCTCGTGCAGCGAACGCCGATCGAGAACGAGCGGCTGCTGCGCCAGCTCGCAGTCTACGACTACACCTTCATCAAGGTGCCGCGCATGTTTGGTCGCGGCAAGGACGGCGTCCTGTGTCTGCTGACGGCAGAGGATTGGGCGAATAACCGCTTTAATCGCAGATTTAAGCATCACCTGACGCCAGACACGGCACCAGCTGACGCTCTGGAGGAGGCAGCATGATCAATTACGCAAACCCGCAGGGCGTCGGCGCTACCACAATGCCGCAAGGCCCGGCCAACCCGATGCCGCCGGGCGCCAACATGCAACGCAACGCCATCACATCGGCGTTGATGAATGTGGCAAACCCGTCGCCGCGCACCATGCCCGGCATGGGAGCTGGTGGTGGCTACCGTCCTGACCTGTCTAGGCCGCCTAATGTGCTGGGGCAGAACATGCCCAGCCCATCAGACCCGCTTAATGCCGCTGGCGCCATGCCGGGATCTCAGCCCCCCGGCATCATGGCCGCAGCCGGTCTGGCTCCGAGCGGCATGGGTGCGCCGCCTCCGGGCGGCCCGCCCATGGGCGGCCCGCCGGTTGGCATGGGTGGAGCTGGGCCGGGGCCGGGCGCAGTCATGCCACCGACACCGGCATCAGGACTGCCGCAAGGGCCGCAGCCAAACGTGCCGGGTCTCGTGGGTCCGCAGCCGCTGATGCAGCAGCCGGGATCGCAACTGATGCAGCCGGGAACCAATCCGGGGAATTACTGAGATGGGTAAGTCGCAGCCGTCGCCACCACCGGCACCTAATCCGGTCGACACTGCCAGAGCCTCGACGTCCACCAACGTCGCGACGGCGATCAGCAATGCGTTCCTGAACAATACCAATCAGGTCACGCCTGACGGCTCGCTGAATTACGATGTTACCGGCAACTACATCTGGAATGACCCGTACACCGGCACCAACATCAACATCCCGACGTTCACGGCAACGCAGACGCTGTCGCCGCAGCAGCAGCAGATACAGGATCAGTCGAACGCCACCAAGATGAACTTGGCTGGCATGGCGAACGCGCAGAGTTCGCGCCTGTCGCAGTGGCTGTCCAACAACATCGACACCAGCGGCGCACCGGCTGCCGGTGATCCCAACCAGATCAGCGGTCTGCCATCGGCGGCGACGACGTTTGCCGACACCGGGCAGCAGCAGACATCGTTCGACCAGAGCGGTGCAGCGGGTGCCGGGAATATCCAGAGCACCTACGGCCCGGCTGATGATTTCAGCAGCGACCGCCAGAACGTGCAGGACGCACTGATGGCGCGGATGAACCCGCAGCTCGCCATCGAGAAGCAGGGCATCACGCAGCAGCTCGCGGACCAAGGCATCCGCTACGGCAGTCAGGCCTACACATCGGCCATGGACAACTACAACCGGCAAGCCAACGACGCGCGGTTTGCCGCAGTTGGTCAGGCCGGTGCCGAGCAGCAGCGCATGATGGACATGGCCGCGCAGAAGGCTGGCTTCCAGAATGCCGCGCAGCAACAGGCCTACACCGAGGCACAGCAGACCGGCACATTCGCCAATCAGGCTCAGGCGCAGAATTTCCAGCAAGCCGGTGCCCGCGCAGACTTTGCCAATGCAGGTTTAGCGCAACAGGTCTCGCAAGCGCAGTCCTCGTTCAATGCGGAGAACATGGCCCGCAACCAGTACATGAACGAGCAGTACGCGATGCGGAACCAGCCGATCAACGAGATCAGCTCGCTGCTGTCAGGCTCGCAGATCAGTAACCCGAATTTCGTGAACACGCCGAATAACCAGATCCCGACGACCGATGTTGCTGGCCTCATCAACAACCGGTTCTCGCAGGACATGCAGATCTACCAGCAGCAGAATGCCAACTACCAGCAGCAGATGGGCGGTCTCTACGGCCTTGCCGGTGGTCTGCTCAAAGGCGGCATGGGCCTGATGGCGATGTCCGACGTTCGCGAGAAGGAGAACATCACCAAAGTCGGCAGCATCTTCACGCCAAGCTACGTCAGTGACGCCGATCATGACGAGCCGACGCGCGGCTACAAGCCGATGGAGGCCGACGACGACGAGCTGCCGGTCTATAAGTACAGCTTCAAGGGCGACCCCAACAAGCAGATGCACATCGGCCCGATGGCGCAGGACGTCGAGAAGATCGACCCCAGTGCCGTCGCGGAGCATGGCGGCAGAAAGTTCATCGACCACAGGCTGGTCATGGGCACAGTTTTGAGGGCGGGATGACATGGCAGACGAACAGGGCAGTTTCATCTTCGGAGGCAATACCGGCCTGAGTTATCAGGAGCTGCAACAGCGCCGCGCCATCGCTGCCGCGCTCGCCGGAAAGCAGAAAGGCTTCCCCAAGACCAAGGGCGAAGGCATGACCTATCTGGGTGATGCGTTCGCTGAAGGCATCAACGACCTAATGCTCCACCACATGGAGCAGAAGCAGAAAACCGCTGAAGCAAACCTGCGCGGCAAAGCTACGCCCGGCACCTACACGCCAGCAGGAGTGACTGCTGCGCCAGCACCGGCGCCGGTGACTGCGCCGGGCTACGACCCCAAGGTGTCCACGATCGATACCGAGAGGCCGCCACCGCCCACAGCGGCGCCAGTGGCGCCTCCGCCAGCTCCAGCTGCCGCAGCCCCGGCATCGATACCGGGCGGCCCATGGACTGCCCCCGCCATTACTGCGCCGCCCCCGTGGCCGGTCAGTGAAGGCCCGCCGCCGCCTGATATGCCGCCCTTTGCCCAGCGTTTCGCGGATGCCGTGCCGTCGACGCCTCCTCCGTCAGCCGCGTCGGCGCAGCAGGAAAACACGTTCTTCCAGCCAGAGCTGGCAACCCCCAGCTTCAGCGGCGGCACGGTGGCTGACCTGACGCCAGCGGACATTCCGCCGATGCCAGCGCAGCGTGCGTCGATCACGGCGCCAGCACCGGCGCCGCAGCAGACAGCGATGCTGTCGCCAGCGGCTGACCCGCAGATGATGATGTTTGCGCGGCAGGAAGAAAGGCCGCCAGAGCCGCCGCCTCCGGTGTCTCAGGCGCCAGAACAGGCGCCGATCGATGTGGCGTCGTCGGCTCCAGTGCCGTCGCCGGATGTGCCATTGCCGCGCGGTGACCCGCGCACTGTCGGCGGCGTGCAAGCTACCATGCGGAATGAGTTCGCTCGCGCTGGCTACACGCCTACAGCGATCGGCGGCACCATGCCGAATGCCCGCGACGAGAGCGGTTTCAACTGGTCAGACGCATCACGCCACATCGATCAGCATAACCCCAAGTTCGCTGGCACCGAGGCGATGTATTCGCACGGCCTCTTTCAGGAGGGCGGTGAAGATTGGAACAAGATGCAAGCGTGGCTGGACAAAAACTATCCCGGCTACAGCAGACAAGACCCGGCATTGCAGTCGCGCTTTACGGCGGAGAACCTCAAGGAGAGCACGCCGAAAGCATTCGAGGCGATGCAGAATGCGCCAACTGAAGGCCAAGCGGCAGACGCCATGCTGCGCGGTTACCTGCGTCCGTCAGCTCCGAATGTCGCCTCTCGATCGGCTTCCTACCTCGCCGGGACCGGCGCACAGCCAGCACCGGCGACTGCCATAGCCATGGGCGGCGGCAGCGGCGGCATGCGCGATCGTGAAGGCTCTCCAGTTCAGGCAGACCCGCGCGATGCCGTGACTGCCGCGCTGCTCGACCAGCCGGTGCAGCAGCCGCAACAGGTGGCGCAGGAGGCTCCGCCGGAAGGCGGCGCGTCCGACGCGCGGCTGCTCGAGATGCTGGGCGGTGGCCGCAGACCCGGATCGCCATTCCTCCCAACAGCATCTATTGGCCGAGAGGGTGCCGTGAGGTCAGATGCGCCTTTGCCGGGTCTAAGCCCGATGGGGTCGCTTGGCGGTGGACCGGATGCGTCGTTGCAGGACCGGCGTGATGCCATCACCAGAGCGGTCATAGACCAGCCTGTCACGGCCCCGGAGGTGCCGCAGCCGGACCCTACACAGTCGGGGACTTCCCCGTCCCCGACGACCGCTTCTCTGCCCCCGACTTCGCCTTCGGTGATTTCGGATAGCAGCACCGTGCCTCCCATGGGTGCCACGGCACAGGCGGCAATGCCCATGGCTCCCCCGGTAGGCTATGGCGATGCCGTTGGCACGCTGGTGCCGCCAGCGCGGGCGGCAGACACCTCGCAGGGCGTCACGGCGGCACCCACACAGGCCGCGCCAGCTCCAGCTGGCTCCACGCCATCGCAGGAGGCGATCCAGCCCGCCTCAGAGCAGCAGCGCAAGCCTCCGGGGGCGCCGCCAGTGCAGCCGCCGCCCCTTGGCCCGTCGAGAGCGATGGCCGAAGCCGCCCTGTACATGAACAACCCAAATGTCAGCCCGGAGACGCGGGCCTACTACAAGAACATCTACGACACTGAAGAAAAGTTCAGGGGCGAACGCGACAAGCAGCAGCAGGACGCCTTCGTCAACAAGCGCGGCCTCTGGCAGGAGGATGTCAAGGATTACCAGAAATGGGTGCGAGAAGGTCCAGACCGCACCATCAAGCAGCTCAACGAGCGGCTGCAAGCGGAGATGCAGCAAGCCAACATCAACAAGGTGCCGCTCGATCGCGCCAAGCTCACGCTTGACATCGAGAACTCCCGCGCGGATCTGGAGAAGAAATACTACGACACCGGCATCCCGCGTGATCAGGCGCAACGAAAAGCAGAACTCGAAATTGCAGAACTGAAGCGGAAGGTCAACGAGCCTGACAAATTTCAGGCGCAGGGCACGCAGTATGAGCGACCACAAGGCGCCGACAAGTACAGCATCGCACCGGGCGCACCGGCGGCGACACTGTCCGAGCCGCAGCAGCGTGCGATTGTCTTTGCTGAACGCGCCAAGCCGGATCTCGACCTGCTCGACAAGGAGCTGAACTACGGCAAGGCACTGACCAAGTACCCGAGCGGCATCGGTTCCGGCATTCCATACTTGGGCAATGTGCTGGTGTCGGACGAGTACCGCAGGGCGCGGAACGCGATCGACAACTGGGCGTCTGGTTTGCTGAACTTTGTCAGCGGCTCTGCCGTGTCACCCAGCGAGGCGGCCCGCAACATTCCGGCATTCGTGCCGATGGTTGGCGACACTGACCAAGATATTAGAGACAAGTCAGATCGACGGCGGCAGCTGATGGAGGTCGTCGGCAAAGTCAGCGGCACTGCCGGTGAGACAATCATCAAGAGCCTGAACGACAGCTACTCTGCACAGGACGCTGCGGTGAAAGAGCAGCGTGCGCTGCCGCCGGTGCAGGTAACGTCGCCGGACGACGTCAAAGACCTGCAACCCGGTCGCAGACTGATACTGCCTGACGGCAAGCCGGGCGAGGTACCGAGGAGAAGGTGATGGCTGACGATCCTTGGGCAGCGTTTCGCATCTCTCCAGATGACGCTCCAGCTGCGCCAGCAGCGGCGCCAGCCGCTCCAGCTGCGCCCGACACAACGCCGTCGCCTCCTATATCACAGCCCGACATCTGGGCGTCGTACCGCAACAGGCCGACTGTTGACCCGGTCGATGTCATCCCCGGCACGCGCGGCCCGGACAAGTACCGGCAAGCGGCGATCGACGAACGCGACAAGTTCATAGCTGCCGGTGCCTCTCCACCGCTCGAGGGCTACGGCGCCAAGGCGGCCTACGGCGCTGGCATGGGCTGGGGCGACGAGCTGATGGCTGGCGCCCTAACGCCGCTTGAGATGATCAAGCGCGGCATCATCGACCCGCGAGAGGCCTACAAGTACACCAAGGCGGCGCAGGATCTGTCTACCGAGAACCAGCCGCAGGGATTTCTGGGAGGAGCCGCCTCGCTGTCCGGCGGCCTCGCTACCGGCGCTGGCGTCTTTGGCGGGCCTCGAGCTGCGACTATCCCCTTCACCAGCCGCGCCCTGCCGGAAGCGGTGGCGCCCGCCTACAATTATGGCCGCAACGTCCTCAAGGGCAGCGCACTGGGCGCAGCTGTCGGAGCTGGCGAAGGCAACAATTTCGACGAGCGCCTGTCCGGTGCCAAAATGGGCGGCGTCTTGGGTGGCGGGTTTGCTGCCGGGCTTCCGATCGCTGCCGCCGTTGGCGGCTTTGGCGCCCGCATCATGCAAGCGCCCCGGCTGCGGGCAGCCGACACCATGGCGGCTGATCAGGTGTCGAAGGCTGCGGCAGACAGCGGCCAGACGCTCGATCAGGTCTTGCAGAAGATGCGGGACGCGCACGCCGCCGGGCAGACCGACTACACGCTGGCTGACGCGATCGGCAAGGAAGGCGAGCGCAAGCTGGCGGCGCAAGGCAAGATACCGGGACCGGCGCGAGAACGCATCACTGAGGTTCTAGGCACACGCGACCTCAACATGCCGTACCGCGTTGGCGGCGAGGTAGGCAAGGCACTAGGCACGCAAGAAACTGCGGCAGCCGCCACTGACAGGCTGATGGGTCAGGCGCAGAAGGAGAGCGCACCGTTCTACAAAGCGGCGGAGCAGAAGGGGCCTGTTTGGAATAATGTTATGGAGGACATTTTCAGCACGCCAGAGGCGAAGGCTGGCTTGCGAGAAGGTGTCAATATCCAGCGCATCAGGAACGCCGGTACCGATACTCCGTTCAATCCGACTGACGCAGCCATCACCGGGTTTAACGAGGCTGGTGACCCGATCATCAGCGGCGTACCCAACATGAAAACCATCAATACGATGAAGATCGGTCTCGATGGTCTGATTGATGCGGAGACCGACAAGATCACTGGCCGCATGACCAACCGTGGTGCCGCGCTCGTTGGCATGAAGAACCGGCTGCTCGATCAGGTCGATACGATGAACCCTGACTACGCTGCTGCCCGGCAGATTTTTCGCGGGCCTATGGAGGTCAAGGACGCCGTGCAGCAAGGGCGCGACATGGCGTCTCGAGGCCGCTATCAGGACACGGTCCCGGCTTTTCATGGACTGCCTGAAGCGGAGCAGCAGGGCGTCCGCATCGGCTACGCCGACAAGGTGCTGGGGCAGCTCGAGCAGAGTGGAAACCTGCCAACCATCCTGCGTGAGAAATCAGTGAAAGGCAGCAACGAGCTGGCGAACCTGTCGCTGTACCAAGGCCCGCAGATGCCGGGACGCCCGGACCAGATGCGCCAGTTTCTCAACCGCGAAGAAGAAATGCAGCGCACGTCGAAGGCGGCGCTGGGCGGCTCGTCCACGGCGGAGAACCTTGCCGACATCACATCGGCGCCCGGCGGTGGCGAAGCTGTCGGCATGATCACGAGTGCCGCCGGACATAGTCCGGGCGGCTTCATAAAAAATGCCACCGAGTTTCTGCTGCGTGCATCAAAGGGCGAGAGCGAGAAGCAGCGTGATGCGATCGCCAAGATGTTGCTGACAAGAGAGCCTGACGCCACGGCAAACGTGATAAACCAACTCGCTGACTACAACTTGCGTCGGCGGGGGGTAAATCCTTGGACCGGCCAGTACCGGTTTCCTGAAGGGCAGTAGGGGGTTTCATGCCTCGCGACGGTTCAAACGTCTATCATCTACCGCCCGGCACGCTGGGCATTCCCGATACGACGATCGAGAGCAACAAATACAACGCATTCGTGCTCGACGCCCAGCAGGAAGCAAACCTTCCGCGCCCCATCGTGGCTGGCGGCACCGGCGCAACCAGCGCCGATGGCGCTCTGGTAAGTCTTGGTGCAGAAAAATCATCGCAAGCCGTCACCAATTACGACAGCCAAGTGTGGTGGCCGGGGTCGTTCTATTCAGCTGCTGGCGCAACCAGTGCGCCAGTTGCCGGGCACGCTTTTGTAGGCTGGGTGGTTTCTTCCGATGCTCTGGTCACGCCACCGGCAAACCTGAACGTCGTCGTTCACGCCCGAGATCAGAACGACGTTGTGCTGCCCGGCAAGTTGTATGTTCGCGAAAAGAAGGCGGGCATATGGGGAACGTGGAACATAGACGGCACCGGCCTGTCGGGTTCAACACCTCCGGTAAACCCGGCTGACAACACACTGTGGTGGGACAGCGTCGGCGGCGAACTCTACATCTATTACAACGACGGAAACTCAAAGCAGTGGGTGATCGCCTCCCCGCAAGCTGACGTTAATCATTTTCTGCTCAAGGACGGCGACACCATGACCGGGCCGCTGCTCATGCAGGGCAAGCTGACGCTGCACGCAGACCCTGCGGCAACGCTGGAGGCGGCCACCAAGCAGTACGTTGATGCCCAGATAACGGCTGGTATTGGGTCTATTACGGTATTCCCGCCCGGCACTCACATGATTTTTTTTCAGAATAACGCACCTGTCGGGTGGACAAAAAGAACAGACTGGAATGATTTTGCTTTGCGCGTAGTCAGTGGAAATCAGGCACATAATGGCGGCGGCTACGGCTTATCAGGATTAGCCGGACAGAACACTGTCGGCTATCACGCCGTTACGGTTGCAGAGATGCCGTCTCATGCCCACTCGGCAGCTATTTACGATCCGGGGCATTCGCATTTATTAAACGGGGCCGGTACGGTTACCGTTGGCACGCCTATTGGCCAATGCCCGGCTTCAAGCGGAAACCCACAATGTGGCCCCATGTCATTGGGCGTCAGTCCCGCTGCAACCGGAGTGCGTGTGTGGGACGGAGCAAACTTCGATGCGACATACGCCGCTGGCGGAAACAATGGACATACCCACTCGATAAATCTCAATATAAATTATCTTGACGTAATCATAGCGTACAAAAACTAATGACGCAGATCCCGCACGCAAACAAAGGCCTCACCTGTCCGCTGCACAAGCAGGACATGAGCAAGGTCTGCCACAAGTGTCCGTTGTGGATACAGGTGCGTGGAAAAAATCCGCAGGGCACAGACACCATCGATCAATGGAATTGTGCGCTCGCGTGGCTGCCTGTCATGCTGGTTGAGAACAGCCAGACGCAGCGGCAGACCGGCGCCGCAGTTGAAAGTTTTCGCAACGAAATGGTCAAGGCAAATGCGGTATCCACCCAATTGTTTTTAGAGGAGCGCCGCAATGGCCACGCTCGACTTTCCAAATAATCCGATCATTGGCGACCTTTACCCGCAACCTCCGGTGCCGGGGCAGCCGGTCTATACTTGGGACGGCCTCAAGTGGACGACATTCACGTTACCTATCGGCGGCGGCATGGGGCTGTCAAACGTACCTCCATTAATGAATGGGACGGCGGCTCCCGGCACATCCACCGTAGGCTCACGCGACGACCACATTCACCCATCAGACAGCAGCCGCGTTGCCAAGGGCGGCGACACCATGACCGGGCTGCTGGTGCTGGCGGCTGACCCGTCTGTCGCGCTGGGGGCGGCCACCAAGCAGTACGCTGATGGCGTCATTTCCGGCGCTCTCACCGGCAAGGTAAATCGCGCTGGCGATACCATGACCGGGCCTCTGCTCATGGCGGCGGACCCTGTCGCAAGTCTTGGCACAGCTACCAAGCAATACGTTGACGGAGGATTGGGCGGAAAAATCGCCAAGGCTGGCGACACCATGATTGGTGCGCTGATCTTATCGGCAGATCCCACCGCCGGATTTGGAGCGGCGACAAAACAATACGCCGACAGCGTAGGCACCAGCAAGGTCAGCAAGGGCGGCGACACCATGACCGGGCCGCTGCTGTTAAACGGAGATCCGTCAGCTGTGCTGGGGGCCGCCACTAAGCAGTACGTTGACAATAAAGTAGCCACCGGCGGTGGCGGTGGCGGTGGCGCATCGGTTCTGATTGCAGACACGGCGCCAACAGCACCCGACAATTCATTATGGTGGGAGAGCGACACCGGCATACTTTTCATTCGCTACAATGACGGAACATCTACGCAGTGGGTGACGACGTATCCGGCGATCGATAGTTCTGCCTACGCGCTCAACAGTACCGTTGTGCGCTATGACATTTCGCAATCCTTAACAGCGCCGCAGCAGCAACAGGCGCGGCAAAACATTTACGCCGCCCCGTTCGATGCGATGGCGTATTCAGGATTGCAGATCAACGGCGGGATGGATGTCAGTCAAGAATTTATAGCCGGAACAGGTATAGTCGCGTCAGGTTATGTTTGCGACGGTTGGATTTATAACTTTTCTACAACGGGTACAGGACCGGCGAATGTTTTTAGTTCTGGCCTTCCCGGCACTCCCTTTGCAATAGTAGCAAAAACAACAACGCCTCAAGCAACTATTACTGGAACACAAACTCATAGTTTTTTTCAACCAATTGAAGGCTATCGCTGTGCGCGGTTAGCGTGGGGCACGACGAGCGCACAGCCAATCACGATTGGCTTTTGGACTGCTCATACTCGCACTGGCATTTATAGTGTTTCTGTTCGCAATAATGGCGACAGCCGCTCATACGCTACGACCTATACTCAAAATGTGTCTGATGCTTGGGAATATAAAACCGTTACTATTCCGGGCGATGTGTCTGGAACGTGGGCAAAAGACAATACCGTTGGAATGCGAATACAATTTGCAAATGCCTGTGGGCCAACCTACACAGCACCAGCGGCAAATGTTTGGACTGCCGGTATTTATGTTGCCGCCCCCGGTCAAGTAAACGGCGTTGCCGCAACAACTGATAATTTTCGCATCACCGGCGTCACCGTCCTTCCCGGCACCCAAGCTCCCACCGCCGCACAGTCACCGAATGTCATGCGGCCTTACGATCAGGAGTTGGTGACGTGTAAGCGGTATTTTCAAAAAATGACTTGCGTTGTCGATGTGGCAGTTGCCGGTCAGTCAATTTTTTTAGCGCCTGAAATGAGAGTTATACCAACTTTTACCGGCGGCGGTACGGGGTTCACTATCAACGGCCCAAGCGCAATTAGCCCGTTTGTATATCAGGCAACACGCGCTTTAACGACCCTGACTATGGACGCGAGGCTCTAATGGCAGACTATCAACTCACACAAAGCGACATCGTCATCCGCACAGCCGATCAGGCGTTCATTCCCAATGATCCCGCCAATCGCGACCGTGCTGAATACGAGGCTTGGTTCGCAGGGCAACACGCCCGATCCTGCGACAAGCGGCGCGGCAAAACCTGCACCGGAAACAACCAGCAAAAAATCGCGCGGAGTTTGAACCATGGCGCTAGATTTTCCGACCTCACCCAGCATCGGCCAGCTTTATCCCTCGCCGCCGGTTGCCGGTCAGCCGGTCTATAAATGGGACGGCGAAAAGTGGGCGGTGACCAGCAGCAGCGGCGTCATCTACGCACCGTTCGACGCAATGGCGTACTCAGGATTGCAGATCAACGGCGGCATGGAGGTGAGTCAGGAGAATGGCGCAGGTACGGTTTTATCAACAACGGGACAGGCAAAATATATTGTCGATGGCTGGAGGGTTGGTTCTATCGGCCCGCAGGTTATTGGCGGCACGCAAGGGGCTGGCGGGCCTGCCGGTTTTGTAAATCAACTACAAACGAACATCACGACAGCCAATGGTTCCCCGGCAGCCGGTGACATTGTTTATATTGCCCAGCCAATCGAAGGATACCGCACAATTAAACTCGGTTGGGGTGCGGCTGGCGCACAGTCAATTGTCATTGCATTTTGGGTTGCTGCCGGACGGGTTGGCACTTATTCGGGGTCGATACAAAATGGGGCGTTCAATCGGTCTTATGTCTTTACGTTTACTATCAACTCGGTAAGCACATGGGAATATAAAACGATCACCGTGCCGGGCGATGTGGCGGGGACATGGAATAAAAATAATAGCGCCGGAATAAATCTTTCCATCACGCTTATGGCAGGTACGTCGTATACGGCAGCAGCGGGTTCATGGGTCGGCGGGTCTTTTTACGGCGCGACTGGGACCATTAATGGCGTCGCCGCAACCTCCGACGTTTTCTTAATCACAGGCGTCACCGTCATCCCCGGCAATCAAGGTCCCACCGCCGCGCAGTCGCCCAATGTGATGCGGCCTTACGATCAGGAGTTGGTGACGTGCAAACGGTATCTGCAAGGTCTTGATGGCATGACGTTGTCAGGATTTGCGCCAATCCCCACGCTTGCCAGACATGGCGTTACATTTCTACCGGCTATGCGTACTTCTCCGACAATAGTGGCAAAAAATTTGTTACTCTTTACGACAAACACAATGAATCAGAATGCAAATCCTGCATCAAGTATTGCGGCGGGCGGCTCATTGGGGCCAAACCAAGCTACGCTTGATGTCACTTATTCAGGGGCGACGTTCGGCGCCGGGCAAGGCTGCGTCACTGCAATAAGTGCAGGTGGTATCATGTTTGATGCGAGGCTCTAATGGCAGAATATCAACTCACACAAAGCGACATCGTCATCCGCACAGCCGATCAGGCGTTCATTCCCAACGACCCGGCCAACCGTGACCGCGTTGAGTACGACAAATGGCTCGCTGACGGTGGTGTGCCCGATCCCTATGTGCCGCCGCCAGCCGCCAAGCCAGCGCCGGGGTGACCATGTGACTACCGCCGTCACATCGTGGCTCAGGGAAAACTATTTCCTTGGCGGGTTGGTGGTCGCCATCTTCAGCGTAACGGCCTACGTTGTGAAACTTGAGACGCGGGTGGCTACACTGGAGACACGCGGCTCTCCGCATCTGGCCGTGATCGACAACCGGCTTACGGTTCTTGAGAAGCAGACGGAGGCGAACAAACAAAGCCTCGATCGCGTTGTCGAGATCATGCTGCGCGAGTTGCCAGTAAAGAGGGAGCAGCTTCGATGACAGTCACCGGCAAAGTCAATTCTGGAAAGTGCAGTTGGTTTGGCGGCCCCGACGACACCGGAATGTCCGAGACCGAGCCTTTAGCTTTTATCTTCAATGTCTCACAGGCACCGGATCTTTTTCTCGATGGTGCGGAGGAGGCGCTTGGTCGCAACCTTGACCCGGAAGAATACTACATCGCCATGCGCTGGGACTACGACGAGATCTCCAAGGACGATCTGCTCGACACGATCTGTCTGGTACGCAATCCGGCCAATAGTCGATCGTTCTGGGCGAGGCCAGCGGATTGGGGACCGGCTGGGCCGGAACAGGATAACGACACTGGTCGCATCTGCGACATCTCGCCGGGTTTAATGGAGGCGCTGGGCGTGGAGACCGATGACGATCTTGAGATCATCGTGCTGCCGCCACGGCAGGAGGAGGCATGAAAAAGTTTTTGATTACGGTCTCTGCGCTGGTGATCTTTCTACCGGGATACGCTGACGCCAAGCGCACGCACGTTCGTATCCACAAAGACGTCCCGGTACAGCAACCATCTGCCGTGCCGCTTGTTGCTGTGCCGCCGCTGGCGGTAGCATTCGATCTCATCCGGCGAACGTCATGCGACCCGACGATCGCTGTCGCTACCGGGCCAAACGATCCCGGCTTCACATCGCTCCCCGTTGGCAATTACCTGATCCCGGCAATTTACCGGAGTGAGTGTGCAGCCCAACCGAGGAGGCGACCATGATCGAAGCAGTAATCTACGCGCTGATTTATATTTGTTTGCTGGCGCTGGTGATCTACCTGATCATCTGGGTGCTGACGAGCGTCGTCGGTGTAGCAGTACCGGCAAAGGTTATCCAGATCATCTGGGTCATCTTCGTCTTGGTCTGCATCCTGATCTTTGTGCAGCTGGTGCTGCCTCGCGCCGGGTTTCGACTTGGGCACCACACTGCCGGACCCGTGCTGTCTCTGCTCGTATGATAACGAGAACGTGTTGCGCTGCCACTGAGCGGAGGGCTATACTGGGCGCCTCGTTGTGATGGACGAGCGTTTCTTACCTTGGTTCGTGGTTCATGGTTGCAGACGCCCCCGCTTCACCCTCCGGTGTCGGGGGCGTCTTGCATTACGGTAGCCGCCAGATCCCATAGACACATCTCACGCCGCCGCGCTGCGGGTCATGTGTGTCGTTGATGACGCCGTCGATGACGGCGGTGTAGTGTTTGCTGACGGCAACGACCAGCCGTCCTGCTGGCAGCTCGCGCTGGCGAAGATGCACGGTGCAGCCGGTGCCGATGCCCATCGTCGGCGTCCACACGAACCCCAGCTCCTTCATGTAGTCCTTGAACAGCTTCGACTTGGTGTAGACGCCGTTGGAGGCAGACCGCTTGCCAGCACTCCTGCGCTTTCTAGTCTTGGGCATCGTCGCCATGATGTGGGCGAGGCGATCGTAGACTTCCTGATAGGGCAGTTGCGCTACGATCGCGATCGAGCGGGCAACGCAGTCGCCTGCGCTGCCCCTGAACCCTGCGGCCTCGCGGCCACCATCGTTGATGATGACTTTCATCGCGCCATCTCCCGTGCGATCTCGCGGTGGAAACGCTGCGGCACCTTCACGTTGGTTTCGTGATAGTTGCCGTCAGCCTCCGGGCGGCTGAAATACTTTGGCAGCATGCGGCTGACCGGATCGACGTAGGCCCAGAGCCGCGAGCCAACGGCATCACGCACCAGCACCAGCTTCTCGCCCGGCGTTGATGGCGTCGGAAGATCAGACAGCTTGTCGGCGTGGTTGTGATCGAGGCATTCCTCCTCGTCGCCAAACAGCTCCCAGCTCTCGAGATCCCATTCGTAATAGACAGTCATTGATCTGCTCCTGTGATGAACAAAAAGCAGTATAGGACATCCTGACCCCCGTGTCAAGTGGGCAAAAATATAGGCCCCACAGTCATGGTGACTGTGAGGCCTATTTAATGACCCCGTCCCGCAGGGTGTGGCGCATTCGGGTTGGGAGTGCGTGACGCGGCTTGGGAGCCTGTCAGACCTGCGGAACGGGGATAGCGGCTTACGCCGCTATGGCTTTGATATCCCAAGCGGATTTAACCTTCCGCTTGCGGTGCGTAACCAGACCGAAGGCAGCTAGTGCGCTGCCAAAGAGCCAGATGGCGCCCGGCAGAGGTGTCTCCGCCGACGTACTCAGGTTGCCGCCGTAGCCAGCATCGACGCCAGCGTTGCCGGAAACGAGCAGGTAATAGTGGCCGCCACCGAGTATCGCTGAACCACCGAACACTTGGCAATTCGGGATGGCATTACACGCCACCGCCAACTCAGGACCGAGCACCACGAAGTCATCACCGCCACCGGGAGCGTTGTCTGCGCCGTCGTTCACCACCGCGCCTTGGAAGTTGGTGATGAACTGCGGCGCACCCGACGCGAACGTGTTGGTGGCGAACGCAATGGTCAGGATCTGGGCGCCGACGAGATCGAACTTGTAAATGTCAGCAAACAAACCTGAGCCGCCTGAGCCAGTACCGGGATCGGTATTGGAGAAGGCGCCAGCGCCAGACGTCGGGTTGGTGCCCAAGCTGGTGATGGTGTCAGCCACTGCGCTGGCAGACATTGCCAGCACAGCGGCGATCGCAAGCAGAGCCTTACGCATTGGTCCTCTCTTTCTTCCGGCGTCGAAGCAGCAGTGCGCCGCCGCCGAATACACTGCCAAACAGCCAAGCGGCTGCCGGGAGTGGGGTTTCACCCGGAGGGTTGCTGAACGGCGTCCCGTTGGGTCCGAGTGGAATAGTCTCAGAGACGAGGCTGAAATTGTTCTGGTTTCCAGCCCAATCAATCTTGAACGCTGGGTCCCACGCGAGGAAGTTCCCCGACGCCAAGTTCAGCGTGAAGTCGATGTCGATCACTGTGCCGGAAGCGAGCGCCGGTGTGCCAGCGACACCAGTGTTTCCGAAACAGAAGAACCCGCCGCCATTGCTACAGCCACCGGAGTTCAGTCCGGTGCTCTGGAAGGTGGCGCCGACAAGCGTGGTGGTTCCTGACGAAATGGCAGGAAGGTTTGGTGTGCTGAACGCAAAGGCGTTGATGCCGCTGCGGCCAAGTCTTGTGTCAGTGCCGACAACATTGATGCCGGTGATCTCAACCTGAAACGTCGCTGACGTTGAGTTGAGGGCGCCACCGATAATCGAAAAATTATAGGTGAGGCCTTCCGTAGCGATGTCCGGTCCAAGCGTGGCTGCTTGCACCACCCCCATACCGCCCAGCAGGATGATACCTGCCAGCATTCCCAGTTTTCGCATGATGGTCTCCTTGTGATGGCAGCGGCTTTTATTCCGGCCCGCCTCCAGCTGCCGGTAACGACGATACCACACGTTGCTGCCACGGAATGAACAATGGTGGCTCTGCGTCGAAATCAAACACTGGCGGCCAGATCGTCATGGGATCTGGGCGCAACATATTGTCAGAGCTGCCAATCCCCGGCATCAATGACGGGTAGGCGACTGTCGGGCCTTCCGGCATGTCGATCGACGGCGCCGGTGGCGGCAGCCTGTCAGTCTTGGGAGCCGCCGGGTGACGAATAGCGGTGCGGCCCGAGTGATTATCCCAGCAGTGTTTTACTGTGTGCCAGTACAGCCATTGATTTGGATAGCGCCGCGCGGCCTCGTCATGTGTGAGACAACTAGGATCTACGTCGGCGCCGAATGCCTTGATCATGACGAAGCTGAAGGCAAGACATAGAACCAGTGCTGCGATCAGCCAACGACGCACAATGCGATCGGCCCAGCCGCCGGGCTGCGCCTCCTGATAGCAGGTACAGTCGCGCGGCCATGTCCCGCGTTCGTAGGTGGGACACGGCGCACCGGGCGGCAGACCATGGCAGGGGCGTTTGATCATTCAAGGGCCATATATGCCGATGACGATTAGAACCGCGATTGCGCCCAACGCCATAGCGTTCAGATGGCGCGGTTGCTGCCACCAAGGCAGCGGCTTTGGCGGCGACCAATAGCGGTCTCTAATTTCTCCAGCCCCGAGATATTCTGGCGGCAACATTCCAACAGTGGCCATGTCTATTTCCCTAAAGGGCCATTAGCGCAGAACACGGAAAAACGAAATTAGCGGACGCCAAGCATAGCGGTAATTGTGACCCCAAGGTTTCCCGATTCTCAGAACGTACTTGCCAAACCAAATCCACCAACAGGCGATGAAGCGTTCAACTCTCATGGTGTCGGCCCTTTAGCGGCGGGTAACGACTGACGCATAGATTCAAGGCCCCTCTTGCAGACTGAGCAGACGGCAATTCCAGTGCCGTGAATTGTAAAGGCAGAGCACTCCCAAAATGCGTCAGGGTGGCAGGGCGGCGGATCACCCGGCTTGTAGTTCTGTAATCTCTCGGTGGCGTCCATTTCACGATCCTTTAGGCGCAGTTACCGTTCGACCATGCCGGGGACGATGTCAGACAGCATCGCGAAGATATTCGTCAGTGTGGCCTCGAACGCTGCCGCCTGTTTCACGGCATCGTCACGCTGCGCCTGATACTGCGCCACGCGGTTCTCCATTTCCAGCTTGGTGGAGAGGTAGGTGCTTTCCATCATGTTGACGACGCCCTTGAGAGCGTCGAGCTGCACGACCTGCGCCTCGATGCGAAGCGTGGCATCGCGCAGCTGCACCTCGAGATGGTCGCGCTCCGCCAGCACCTTCTGGTAGGTGGCGAGGCCAGCCTCGACGGTTTTCTGCCGGTGCTCTGGCAAGGTCTGCTCTTGGTTGCCGTTGCGCTTCGGTGCGATGGCGGTGTTCATTTCATCCTCTCCTCAAAATAACGGCAAGCGTGCCAGTGCGAACGCACCGGCGGGCCAACCTTCCCCGTCAGGGTGGTGAACATCATGCAGATGGTAGGTTTACTGTCCTTGCGGTGAATGCACTCGCCGCAGGTCATGCGGGGCGGGCCTGAACCGGCAAAGTAGGCCATGCCGGGTCTGGCGCGGTCCTTGTCGGGGACGCCCGCGATCTTGGTCATGTGCGACATGCTGGCACCCTACTACAATAAAAGTGGATGACAATACATTTTTCTTGTCCTACACTGGCGCCATGAAAACACCTGTGTGCCTACAGACAACCAAGCAAGTCATTGATCACTATGGCGGCAATGAGCCGTTCGCAAATCTGTTCGAGACCACACATCAATGCGTAAGTAATTGGAAAACAAAGAAAAAATTTCCGGCCAATTACTACCTGTGGATGCGCGTGCTGGTGACGGACGAGGTTCTCATCCCGGACACGCTCTGGGCCATGCGCCACCCAAAACGCATACGGAAAAAACGATGAGACACAAAGTTGATTGGACACCGCAAATTGTTTCGCGGTTCGATGCACTCACGCGCGACAAAGACCTGAGCTATCAGGAGGTGGCAAAGATCCTGTCGCGCGAGTTCAGCGTCAGGCTGACCAAGAACGCCTGTATCGGCAAGGCACGGCGCATGCAGAAGGGTCTGCGGGCCAAGCCGCGCAAACCACCCAAACGCAAGTGGCGCCCGACAAAAAGGGAGCCGGTGCAGAAGCTGCGCCCCAAGCCAAAGGCGCCCGGCCTGATCGCGCTCATGGATCTTCAGACGCACCACTGCCGCTGGCCGATCGGTGACCGCTCGCCCTTCCTGTTCTGCGGCGAGCAGAAAGAAGGCGAATATCCGTACTGCACCAAACACTGCAACATGGCATTCAACTCACGGAGGTTCGCGTGACGTCACAGGACATGGAAGGCTTCCGCAACATGACACCGTCGCTGCTCAAGGACACGCTCTGCATCCTCGCCATCGACCCCGGCCTCACCGGCGCCATGGCGTTTTATCATCCAGAGGCGATCGATCGCGTGTCGGTCTACGACATGCCGGTCGTCGGTGGCGAGATCAACGCCGCCGAGTTGAGCCGCATGATCAAGCGATACAAGCCTACGCTTGCCGTCATCGAGCGTGTCGGCCCGATGCCGCGCGACGGCGTCATGCAAGCGTGGCGCTTTTCCGGTGCCTACCACACGGCACGTACTGTTGTGGCGCTGCTGGGTATTCCGACGTCATTGGTCACGCCGACGGTCTGGAAGAAGGGCATGTCGGTGAAAGGCGGCCCTGACGGCAAGGAGCAGTGCCGCGCCATGGCGAACCGGATGTTTCCGTTCAGCTCAGAGTATTTCGCCCGCAAGAAGGATCAGGGTCGCGCCGAGGCCGCGCTGCTTGCCTACTACGTTTCGCAAAAGTTCATCGCTCACAAAAAATTCCACGGCATCGCATAAAGTCGGGAGGCCAGTTGCCCGGCCTCCCGATAGTTTAACAAATCTGACTATGAAGAAGGGCGATAGTTTTGTCGTATTGCTCTTCGCTCATTTCCTTGCGCCTCTTCATGCGCTTGAGTTTGTCTTTAACGTTCTGGCGGTCATGGTCCGAATTCAAGTCAGCAATCTTAATTTCAGATGCTGCGCCAAAATCGCCGTCATACTTAATAGCCAAGAAGAGATTGCGTTCGCGCAGCTCCATGAATAAAGAGCTGAGACGACTACGAACGCGCTTCTTGTTTGGTATGGTGTTGGCCCCACAGCCGACACCAGCCAGCACGCCGACTTTTACCCACTCTTCGCGACCATTCTCCATCAGATAATCGGCCATCAGAATGTCGTTCCATCGGCCCGTTGAGATCACCCAGCGTTTGCCAATCTTGATCAGGGCTGGCTTGGCACGCTCCGGCTTGGCTTGCTCGATAGACACCGAGCGTCCCTCGCCTTGTATCTCACTCATACTGCTCTCCTCATGCGTGCGTTTTTAGTCGCGCCCGCACTTTTCCAAGACGCACCATTGCGTCCTTGGACCCACCCCTGTCGGGGTGAAGCTCTTTGGCCAGAACCTTGAAGCCAATATCGATGAGACGCATTGCTAGGGCTTTTTCAGCCTTGCGCTCTTCCGCCTGTGACAGGCGCTCGTCCTCCAAGCGACGAGCGTCGGCTTTTGCCTTGCGGATATTGTCAGCGATGTCGGCACGCCACGCGGCTGGCTTGCCAAAATTTTTATTTTCGGTGACCTCGCGCACCATCTTGCGAAAACTGTACTGTTCGTTTTCTCTGTCGCGGTCAACGATTCTCCTGTCTAAGTCCTTGGTAGCGCGAGAGATTGCTATATATTGGTCGGAGGCACGAACGCCGAAGTTGAAATTTTTGCGCACCCACAGTTCAAACTCCTCGCGCGACATCTGAATTTTTGCCTCTAGCAGTTTGCCGCCGATAGCAGAGAAAATTGACTGCTCGCTTTTCTTTGCCTCCAGTTGCCCCTGTTTAAGTTTTTCCAGATCTTGCTTGATGAGCGCGACCAGTGTGCCAAGCGGGCGCACAACCGGCTCATTAATCGCGGCGACATTCATGATAATTTCTCCTGTTGTGATGATTGCGGTTAGTTGATATATGTTGCATTATCTTATTTAACGGTCAAGGATTGACTACAGTATGGCCAGAAACGAACCCCTATCGGTCAATGTGCCGACAGACCTGAAACTTGCCGCTGAAAAATACGCCGAAAGCGATGGCCGCTCTGTCGCGTCACTGGTGCGCAAGGTGCTGCATGATTTTCTGAAACAAAAAGGCGTTCTGGCAAAACGCCCGCGAGAGGTCATCAAATGATCTCCGCTGACATCTATCCGCGACACTCGCCCTCCTCGCTCAATTTGTTCGCAGCAGAGCCAGCCATGTTCGTGCTGGAGCGGGTGCTTGGCTTCAAGCAGGTCGTAGGCTCGCCAGCGCATCGCGGCACGGCGGTGGAGGCTGGCGTCACCAAGGGCCTCATGGACCCCGGCGCCCCGCTCGACGTCTGCTTCAAGGAGGCGCTGAAAAAATACGACACCATCACTGCCCTGTCACCGGACCCGCGCCGCGAGCAGTACCGCAAGAGTATTCCAGACATGGTGAAGGCTGCGCTCAAGGAGCTGCGCGACTACGGCATTCCAGACGAGATGCAGGGCTTCATCGAGTGGAAACCGGAAGGCTTGCGGCTGCCGATCGTCGGCTATTTCGACTACAAGTGGGGCCAGCACGGCATACTGGGCGACCTCAAGACCACGGAAAGAATGCCTAGCGAGATCAAGACCGGGCATGCACGACAGGTGGCGCTATATGCGGTTTCAGACAATGTGGACGCGAGGCTGATCTATTGCACCCCAAAACGATTGGAAGTGTATAGTTTGGAAAATGTCAGGAAGCACAGAGACGCGCTACGCATCATCGCTCTAGCGGTTGAAAAATTTCTTTCCCTAAGCGATGACCCGCAGTTTTTTGTCACTATTACTGTCCCAGACCTAGATAGTTTTTATTGGGCCAATCCATCTGCTCGACAACTTGCTTATGAGATTTGGAAAGTCTGATGCCGACCGGAATTTATTCACGCAAGAACACGCTGCAAGCGCGGCTACTCAAAATGATATTGCCAGAGCCTAATAGCGGGTGTTGGTTTTTTACCGGCTATGTGGACAGGCTTGGTTACGGCATCATTGCCGATGGGAAGCACACGCGACTTAAAGCGCATCGCGCAGCTTACATGGTTTTTCGCGGTCCTATTCCAAAAATGATGGATGTGCTGCACACTTGTGATATTCGTTGTTGCGTTAACCCAGACCATCTTTGGTTAGGAACACATCTTGAAAACATGCACGACATGATCAAAAAAGGTAGATCGAATTTCGGCGGGTACGGCCCTGCCAAGTCAATGTCGGACTACAATCAACTGGGGGGTACTCCGCACGCGCCGTCCTGCACCGCATTCGCTGGCACTATCACATCGACAAAGGCGACATGAGCTTCAAGTGCAACAACAACTGGACGCCAAAACTGTCGCGCTGGTTTATGGACAATCACCCCGAGCTGGGAGAGTTTTTCGAGACGCGGGCGTCACCAACGCCGCATGACATGACCGACTACTCCGGGCCTTACGAAAAGCACGTTCCGCCCGCACCGAAATCCTGACATTCCCGGCAGCAACCGGGATTGGCACGCCGCTGGCCTGACAGACGGCAATTTGGAGAACTGAAATGGGAAGCAATGTTTTTGGGTTCAGCACTGAGCCATCACAGGGCGGCGACTTCACCCCGATCGTGAAATACGATGCGCGGGCTGGCCGCTTCTTCCGCGTCGATCGTGTCGATACCGGCACGGGCTTCGAGAACCACCCGGTGGACATCACCGGCTCGTTTAAGGCTCTTGTAGACTTTGAGAACATCGAGGTGGGCTGGATCGATTTCGTGCCCGGCAGTGCGCCGTCGTTCGTTCTCGTTCCGATGGGTCAGACGCTGCCCGACAAGCCGTCGCCGCGCCACAAGAACGGCGTCCGCTTCATGCTGAAGCTGGCGAAGGACTGCGGCGGCGACAAGCCTATCCGCGAGGTGGCTGGGACGTCGAAGGCGTTCCTGTCCGGCATCGAGGCGGTCTACGTCCAGTATCAGGCGGAGAAGGCCAAGCACGCCGGTCAGCTGCCAGCCATCATGCTGGAGAAGACGACGCCGATCAAAACCGGCACCGGTGAAAAGAGCAGCACCAACTACCACCCGACGTTCAAGATCGTCGGCTGGGCGCCGCGCGGTGATCTGGCGCCGCAGTCTAAGGTCATGACCAACGGCTCCGGTCAGACGGCCCCTGCCACTGGTGGCACTCGCGCTGCCGCACCACAACAGGCAGCGACTGTCGCTCCCGGCGATTTCGGCTAGACTGCAAAAACGGCAAAGGCCGGGGGTGTTTGGACCCCCGGCCTAAACCGAAACCGCGTTCCAGAGACCCGTCAAGATCACAGGAAACGACGTCATGGATATAGCAGACGACCCCGATCGGCTCAACCCCAGCCTGCCGGACCCAGACTTTGGTACCCCGGCGCAGTGGGCGGCCTACTACCGCCACTGGGGTCTACAGGTCATCCCCAGCCACAACAAAATCCCTTCACTGCCGTGGAAGGAGTTCATGGACGGCCTGATGTCGCAGGGCGTCTTTGACGGTCTCTACGGGCCTACCGGGCGCTTCACCGGGCGCTCTGACCTTGGCTTGAGCATGGTCACCGGCAAGGCGTCCGGCAACAAGATCATGCTGGACCTCGACACCTATAAGCCGGATGGCGAGAAGGCCACTCACTGGCTCAACGGCGTGGTTGCTGTCCACAACAACGGCATGGCTCTGGAAACGTGGGAACAGGTCACCGGGCGAGGCGGCAGACAGCTGTTCTTCCAATGTCCTGACGGCTGGATGCTCAATAATGCCAGCACGGACCTCAACATCGACATCAGAGGTCAAGGCGGCCACACGGTGATCCCGCCGTCCATGACCCCGACCGGCCAGCGTTACAGGTGGCTCCCCGGCAGGGCACCGGGCGAGATCGACATCATGGTGGCCCCGCAGTGGCTCATGGACGAGATCGAGAAACTGGTGGCGGAACACGGCGGCCTTGTGCAGGGCGCCCCTACCGGGGATCGGCCAGACTACACCGGCCCGATGTTCACCTCATTCGGCACCCGCATCAACGGACGCGAGCGATACATGCGCGACCTGATGTACGCGGCGATCGTAGGCTACAAGATGGACGGTTTCCCCATCCCTCCCGGCAACATCGAAAAGATGGCCGCTTATGCCGACTATTCGCGCAATGTGGAGGTGCAGGAGCCGCGCGAAGGCGAGGATCACGAGGCCGGTCTGGAGCGGGAAGGGCGCGGCCTGAGCGCATTTACTGAACGCTGGGACCGCACCGTCCTGCAATGGGACGGCAAGATTGCCGAGGCAGCCAAAACACGCAAGGCCAAGGAACAGCCAAAAGCTTCAGACCCTCCCAAAGAGGAGGCCAAGGCCACGGCCAAGATGGTGCCGTTGCAGTCGGCCTTCCCCATCGACGAGGCGGCTATACCGGTGCGCGATTGGATCATTCCCGGCCTCCTGCTCAAGCGGGCCATGTCCATGCTGGTTGCCCCCCCCGGCAGCGGAAAGAGCCTCCTGACGCTGCAAATAGCCATTGCGGTGGCACTAGGTATCGAGTGGGGCGGCTGGACGCCGCGCAAGCCTGAAAAGGTTCTGGTGATCAATTCAGAGGATGACCTTGACGAGATGCGGCGGCGGTTGTGTGCCAGCGCCAAGGAGATGGGGGTGTCGCAAGCCGATCTGGACGGCAAGCTATTCTTGGCTGAGACCCCGGAGAGCATCGTCATCGCCAAGGTGGACCGGCAGCTGAAGGCGGTCGTCCGCACGCCACTGGTGGAGGACTTGGTAGCCACCATCAAGCATCACGGCATCGGTCTGGTGGTGGCTGATCCGTTTGCCGAGACTTTCGAGGGTGACGAGAGCAATAACAGCGAGGTCAAGTGGGCTGGCGTGCTGTGGCGGGAAGTTTCACGGCGAACATTGTCGTCGTTGCTGCTGGTGCATCACACCAAGAAATACGCCGGGGCCATGGCCGGGGACGCGGACGCGAGCCGGGGTGGAGGATCGATGATCGGTGTGGCGCGGACACTTTGCACGTTTTTTGATATGACCGAGGACGAGGCCGTGGTCATGGGCGTCCCGGTGGAGGAGCGCAACAGTTACGTCAGGTTCGACGACGGTAAAGGCAATTACAACAAAAAGGGAATGGTGCGGTGGTTCTTCAAGAAAACCGTTACCCTCAACAACGGCACCGGCTTCCTGCCCGGTGACGACGTTGGTGTGCTGGTGCCATGGAAGCCAGCCGGTCTCACGGACGGCATCACCATGGCGATCCTTAGCATGTGCTGGGACCGCATAGACCGTGGTCTGGAGGGAGCTGACGGTAGGCCAACCGGCTCGTACTATAGCCCCTCCACGGCCAGCAAAGACCGCTGGGTAGGTCATGTCGTAGCCGATGAGCTGGGACGCTCCGAGGAGGCAGCCAAGGCAATCCTCAAGGAGTGGGAGAAAAACAAGATCATCGAGACCATCGAGTACGTCGACCCGGTGCAGAGGAAACCACGAAAAGGTGTTCGCTGCATTGCAGCAAACAGGCCTGATAATCAGTCGCATAGAACGTCGAAATTTGGAGGTGAAAGTGCGCCAGTGTAATTTCCAACTGGCGCACTACTGGCGCAGTTTTGCGCCGCTCCAGTCAAACGCACTAAGGTCAGCGGCGCTGGCGCAAAGTGCGCCAGTGCGCCATTTGAGTGGCGCACCACTGGCGCCGCTGACCTTGAGGGTGCGTTTTCAGCGGACGGCGCAAATTCATGGTGCGGCGCAACAAAAAGGAGAAAACGGTGACCAGACCACTCTACAGGTTTGAGGTGTTCGATCAGAGCGGCGCGATCTGTTATCAGGTCGAGAGCTGGCGGATGTTGCCGCCAGATTTTTTTGCCACCTTCATTGATTTGGGCGATTTTCCTCGCCTTCGTGGCGTCAGGATACACGGCCAAGCCGAGGACGGCTGGCTGTACGGGCTGTACGGCGGTAGCGAGTATAACTCGAAAAATTGCTGGTGGCGGCTTGAGGTTTCTAAAAAACGGAAGGGTATCGAATTAGTGGGAGGTACGGATGGCAAAGCCTAAACAATCACCGGCAGCCAAGCCGATCCTTGGCCCGCCACGCTGGGACGCCAGCTACGCCACCTTCCTGACAGGCAGGAGCCATATCGACGGCACCGACGCCGTCGCCATTCAGCTCGAGCGCAAGTGGGGCTGCGGCAGACTGCGGCTGCTGGTTGATAACGAGACCCGCGAGAAGTTTGACAGGCAGCGGTTCCTGTACTCGAGCGCCATCTGCAACGGCAGCCTCGATGAGGTGCGGCGCGAGGCAACAAGGATGCTGGCCGGGTGGATGGCGCTCGACCGCATGGCGACGACGGCAGGGCATGGGCAGTTGTCCACGGCGGTCTGGGAGCTGACGCTGGAGGACGGCACGGTGGCGGCGATCGTGCAGGACGCCGCCAGAGCCTCACAGGTGGCCGCAGAGGGCAGGAAGGTGGCAATCTATACGCTGGAGGAGATTGGGCGGCTCCTGACCCACTACAGGGCCGTGGTGGCCGCGAAATTGACCTATCCGGGGGCGACGGTGACGCGGGTGAAGGCCGAAATAGACGACCCCACCGACGCGATTGTCGATGGGGTCGTACTGGGCGACAAGATGGACGATCCGATCCCCGACATGACCTAGACGGGGAGGGCGTCGATCGCCTCCGCGTGCTGCTCGATTTCCTTGCGCAGCGCGTAGACCAGCATGCGGCGGTCCATCCAAGCCTTCTTCGCCGGTTCCAGCTGGCTGGGGTCGCGCTGGTAGTCGCGGCCATGGGGGGCAGCCTCGCCCATGGCCTCGAGCAGGACGCGGATGGCGCCGACGACGGCAAGCTGCTGGCTGACCAGCTCCTGCTTGTTGGTGCCGTTGAGGCTGACCTGCGGCAGGACTAGGGCTGGGCTGCTCATTTGCCGGTGTCTCCGTTGCGGGCGCTGACGCGCAGCGAGCGGACGGTGGTCGTGGTGGTGTGGGCGCGAATGAACTGGTCCGACAGCTTCTCGCGCACGGCCTTCATGTCGAGGTTATCGCGGTCGCTCTGCGAGATCGAGAGCCGGAACAGCTCGCCCTCGTAGGCGCCGGGGGTGAGATCCGCGAGAGCATCCTTGAGCGCCTTCTCCTTGGCGGTCAGGTCAGCGATCTGGGCCTTGATGTCGCCCAGAGCGTCGATGGTGGCGGAGAGGTTGGACTTGGTCATCATGTTGGCAGTTCCTTGTGATGGTTACGATGCGGGAAGAATAGGCCAGCTCGACACGGGTGTCAAGCTGGCCGGTTAAAACTATTTCACGGCGACCCAGAACTTGCCCACCGGGTCAAAGTGCGTGTGGGTCTGCTTCCAGCTGTCGAAGCGATCCTGCGACAGCTTGAGGTCAGAGCGCAGGGCGTCGATGCGGCCCTGCGTTTCGCGGATGGCGCGGTCCTTGAGGCCGTCCCATGTGGTGCTGTCGAAATAGATTTGCAGGGCCTCGTCGCGCTTGGGGTAGTCGGTCTTGTTTTCGCGAGCCGCGTTGCATGCGGCGTGATGCTCCGCGATCTTGCCCTTGCCTTCGCGCTTGAGAGCGTCGAATGTCTTGCGCGAATAGAAGCGGGTCTCGTTCCTGCGGGTGCGCTGCACCGTGCGGTAGCTGCTGTTGTCCCAGTACGGCTCGCAGTCAACCTCGATCGAGAACGCCAGCTTTACTTTTTCGGCGCGGATGTTGACGAGGTTCTCGCGGGTCTCTTGTAGCTCGTGCTCGAGCCGCACGATCAGGTCCGCGAGGCGGGCGCGATCGACCTCGAACGGCAGATAAGTGGCGCCCATGCAGCTTGCAGTCTGCCAGCCGTAGCCGGGGCGCTCGTAGCCGTGGTGGGCGATCTTGCCGCGCTGCGCGAAGATCTGGCGACCGCAGCACTGGCAGGTCATCGACTTGGCAGTCTTGGCAGCCTTCTCAGCCGCGATTTCGACCTTGCGCTTGGCGCGATAGGCCTTGCGCTCTTGCCAAGTTATTCTGGAGAGGACGTTGTAGGCCATGTGAATTACTCCGGTTTCGTGGTTTCGATATACATGGATATAGGCCAACCAGACCCCCCTGTCAAGCGGTCAAAATCGGCCATTTTGACCCCCCTGACAGCCAGTTGACAGCCCTGTCGGGGAGGCCTAAATAGGGTGCTGGTTCACAACAGAAGGAGACCATCACAATGTTTGCGGTAGCAGGAGGCATCCTCGTCGCGGTGCTTGTCCTGATGATCCTTGCGTGCGTTTTGCAGGAATTGTCGGGGCACACGCTATGAGTGACAAAAGCTGGCAGCATCAGCGCGAGATGACGCCGACGCAGTACAAGCGCATCATCAAGGAGCTTGGCATGAGCCAAGCTGGCAGCGGGCGCTTTCTGGGTTTCTCGGAGCGCACCGCCAGACGTTTCATCAGCGGTCAGGCCATCATACCGCCAGCAGCTGCGTTGCTGCTTCGCGCCATGGTGGTTCACAAGGAGGTGCCGATCATCCCGTCTTGGGAGCGGTAGTCAGGTCTCGCGTTGACCGCACCCTGAGAGGGCGCGTAGTGTCCGATGTCGGGCGCCACGCGCCCTCTCTGCATTTGAGGTGAAGCATGGCCGGTCTCAAGATCACGCGCGAGATCGCCGCGATGCGCGACGAACTCAACGCAGCTCTGGCTGTCGCGGTGCTGACGGCGACAAAAGAAATCGAAGCGATACGAACGGACGGAACGCGCCAGCTCGATGAGCTGCGACATCGCGTCAGCGATCTCGAGCAGAGTGTAGTGCAGTTTGGTCACGAGCTGCGGGGGCTGCACGATCGGCTGACGATGGTTGCGGGGAGCGGGAATGCGATGCCGACTGAAAACAAGTAAATGGCGAAAGCGCCAGCAGATCTGAGAAGTTTGGCGCGAGCGCAGACCGAAACGTGCGTGCGCGTTCTCACTGGCATTGTGCGGCAGAAATCTGCGCCAGCATCTGCACGCACACAAGCCGCTGGTCTGCTGCTCGATCGCGGATGGGGACGAGCGCCGCAGCCGGTGACCGGCGAAGAAGGCAAGGCGATCGAGATCATTATCCGAAAGATGATCGGCAATGACGACGACGATAAAAGTTGATGTGCCGTTTAACAACTGGCACCCGCGCCCGCACCAGAAAAAGTTGTGGAATTTTTTATCGCGTGGCGGCAAGCGGTCGATGGCGGTCTGGCATCGCCGCGCTGGCAAGGACGAGGTGTGCTTACATCACACCATGGTGGCGGCGATCGAGCGCGTGGGAAATTACTGGCACTGCTTGCCGGAATACAATCAGGGACGCAAGGCGATCTGGACTGCGATCAACGCACACACCGGCAAGAGGCGCATCGATGAAGCATTCCCCATCCAGCTCCGAGCAAACACCAACGACAACGAAATGTTCATCCGCTTTGTCAACGGTTCAACGTGGCAGGTCGTTGGTTCCGATCGATACGACGCGACAGTCGGCGCATCGGTCGCTGGCATTACCTACAGCGAGTGGGCGCTCAGTAATCCCAGCGCGTGGGCCTACCACCGGCCAATGGTCGAGGAGAACGAAGGCTGGGCTGCGTTCATCACTACTCCCCGAGGACGCAATCATGCGCTCGCCATGTTTCAGCACGCAACTCAGTCGCCCGAGTGGTTCGCCCAGCTCCTCACAATCGATGATACCGGCGCTCTCACCCAAGCGTCTGTCACCGCCGCGTTAGCCGAGTATCAGGCGCTCTACGGCGCCGATGTTGGCCGGGCGCAATTCCGGCAAGAGTATTACTGCGATTGGAACGCGGCGATACTGGGCGCGTACTTTGCGCTCGAGATGGCGCAGGTCCGCAACGAGGAGCGCATCGTTGCAGTCGATGCGATCGACGAGCCGGTGCATCGTGCGTGGGACATCGGCATGAAGGACGACACCAGCATCTGGTGGTGGCAGATGCAGGGAGCGCAGATCATCATCCTCGATCACTACGCGGCGAGCGGCGTCGGCGTCGAGCACTTTGCCGATCGCATCGCTGAACGTAGAGCGCAGCACGGGTGGATCGACGGCACCGACTACGTTCCGCACGATGCCAAGGTGAAGGAATGGGGAACGGGCAAGACGCGGGTGGAGACCATGAGGGGATTTGGTCTGGCGCCTATGTTAGTGCCGTTCGCGTCGTTTCAGGACGGCATCAACGCCGCCCGGCGCACGCTGCCGCTGTGCGTGTTTCATCCGCGCACCGAGGAGACCGGCATCGCCGCGCTCGAGCAGTACCGGCGCGAGTGGGACGACGAGAAGAAGGCATTCCGGCAGAGCGACGTCCACGATTGGACGGCGCACCCTGCGGCTGCATTCCGCTACCTGTCGCTGGCGTGGCGCGGCGTGCAGCACCGCGAGGTTATCGTCCCCAAGCCGGAAGGCTGGCAGATCCCGCCACCGCCAGAGCCGAGGCGAGGAGGCATTGTGCTATGAAACGTCTGCGCTCTGTTGCAATGTGGTGCGTGATGCATGTGCCGCTTGGTCCGCTGCTGCCGCACGTTCTCGCTTTCGCGCTGGGCGCCAGCTCCTACCGCGAACTGAAGGATGACCACAATGGCTGACCCTGACGAGCCAGAGTTCGATTGGGAAGGAGAGCCATACGCTCGCCGCACCGATCCGGTGACGAGCCACATCTCCGCCGATCGCATGGATGGCGATCGCCTCTCGCATCTGAAACGCAAGACTGTCGAGGCCGCCAGAGAAATGGGCGACTACGGCATGATCAACGATGACCTTGTGCGGATAACCGGCGAGGAGTGGAATGCGATCACGCCTCGCGTCAAGCCGCTGCTCGATGCCGGTATCCTGACTATCCGATACGACGCAAATTTCGAGATCATGCAACGCATGGGCAGCAAGCGCAGACCGCAGCGCATCGTCTGGCTCGTGAAGGGTGACACCAATGGCTGACGACACGCCCTCCGAAACCGGCCCGGCAGCCGACGACATCCGGCTCGACGACCAGACCTACAACCCGGCAGTCGAACCCAAGAAGGCGAAGGCGTGGCTCAACCTGCTGGCCGAGAGCGAGAAGGCGTTCGAGAAATGGAATGACCACTGCGACAAGATCGACAAGCAGTTCGCATCGCTCGAGCGGCTGTCGAACATGGCGCGTGACAAAGAGTACCAGATGTTCTGGGCCAACATGGAGGTGATCAAGCCTTCCATCTACGCCAAGCCGCCGCAGCCGGTCGTCGTCCCCAAGTTCAAGGACAGGCGACCTGTGCCGCAAGCCGCGTCCGAGATCATGGAGCGGTGCGCGATCGTCGCCTTCGACCTCACCCGCATCAACGACACCATGCTGCTGATCCGCGACGACGTCGCCATGATCAGTCGCGGCGTGGCGTGGTGCCGCTACGAGGAGGGCGGTGACGGCGAAGGCAGCTACTACGATCACGAGAAGGTCTGCATCGAGTTCAAGCATCGCCGGGATTTCCTGCACTCGATCAGCCGCTGCTGGTACGAGGTGACATGGGTGGCGGCAGCCGCCTACATGACGCGCGGCGAGGCACGCAAGCGGTTTCACGCTACCAGCAAGGACGAGTACCAGAACGCCGAGTACAAGGTTGACAAGGACAGCAAGGACGTCGGCGGCGCCGACAAGCGCGAGCGGGCAAAGTTCTGGGAGATCTGGCACAAGACCGAGAAGCGTGTCGTCTGGGTCGCTGAAGGCTGCGAGAACATTCTCGACGAGGATGACCCGCACCTCGACCTGCAAAATTTCTTCCCATGCCCCAAGCCAGCCTACGCCAGCGTGCAGCGCGGCTCGCTGGTGCCGGTGCCCGAGGTCTTGCAGTACAAGGACCAGCTCGAGGAGATCAATCTTCTCACTGGCCGCATCCATGCACTCAGCGATGCGCTCGAGGCGAAGGGGTTCTATCCAGCCGGTGGCGCCGAGCTGTCGGATGCGGTGCAAGCGGCAATCAAGATCAAGTCGCCCGGCAGACTGCTCGTCCCCATCAGCAACTGGGCGGCGTTTGGCGGCTCCAAGGAAGTGATCATCTGGCTGCCCATCGACATGATCGCGCAGACCATCACGGCACTCGTCGCGCTCCGCAAGCAGGTCACCGACGACATCTACCAGATCACAGGTTTATCCGACATCATGCGCGGCCAGACCGATCCCGGCGAGACGCTGGGCGCCGTCGAACTCAAGACCGATTACGGCTCAGTCCGCATCCGCGACAAGCAGCAGGAGCTGGCGCGGCTGGCGCGTGACCTCGTCGAGATCACGGCAGAGATCATCACCGAAAAGTTCGATCCGGTGACGATCATCGAGATGTCGCAGACGCAGCTGCCGACGCAGGATCTGATCAGGAAGCAGATCGCCAACATCCAGAAGCAGATGCAAGCGCAG